CCAAATGGAACATCAATAAAACCTGATGTCGAAAAATCAAGGTAATATGTGCGTTCCTTTGCGATAATGTCACGGCTCATGTAGTTTTCAGCCGCCGTGTGTGCCGCTTCAATCATCAAATCAATCAACAAATCATCCGCTGTTGTATCAATCCTGATGTAATTCTTTGCATCTGTTCGTGAAATGATTGGAACACCAATCACATCATTAATCTTGATCTGCCGCATCCTTTTTTGCTTTGTTGCCCTTTGTCTTGTAAACTATTTTTTCCTCTTTTGTTTCAACCTCTACGGCCTCCACAATTGGTGCAATAACTTCGGGCTGATCCTCAACCTTTGTGCCAAAATTATTTGCCAAATAATGTCTTTCAACATCAGCCGAAACCATTACGATTTCACCGGCCCTATGGTATCCTGTTTTATTATCGAATACCGTTTTTCTCATTAAAACTTTGCCCATTATTGTGCTATTTTTTGAACAAATATAAAAAGAAAAGCCACCCAATATTTAGGTGGCCTCTCTTAATTTGGAATTGTATTAAAACTAAACTCCGATTGCAGCGATGTCCGTTGCAAATGTACCCTTAACAATTGCTAATGGTGCGTAGTTAGTTAATGCAATACGTTCTTGTAAACGTACCGTTACGAAACCATCACGTACGTTTGTTCCATCTTCACGGAAAAACTCTAATGATAAGTTTTCACGGATCCACATTTGTGTTCCTAGACCGAAATTACCTACTAAGTAAGTTCCTGCCGTTACCGCTGTGTTGATTACAACCGGTACCCCTAAGAATTGTGGTTGTAAACCTGCGTAAACCTGATCTTTCAAATACTCATTTGTTGTTGACTTCAACAATAAGATTTTAGCAAAATCTGTTGGGTTTACCATGATGTAATCCGGACGATAATTAACCAATGCTAATTGGTTGATTGCCACCGTTAACACGTCAAATTGGTTTGCTGCTGTGATTGTATCCGCAAATCCGCCTGCTGCAAATGCTGTTGATCCTGATGTCACGATACCTGAAATGTTCGGTGCCGTTCCGTTACCATAAAGCAATTGTGCATCCTCAACCGTTAACAATTTCTCAGGTGCACGTGCCGCTAAATATGATGTTAATTGTGCTGTATCAGCCAACATCTCCTCAGAAATGCGGAAATATGTTCCAACTTTCTGAACATTTGCATCGTATGCCGTTAAATCGAAATCTGATTCAGGCAATGTTGATCCCTGTGCTGTTGCTGCTGCACCATTGTCATATGCTGATTCACGTACGTAACGTACAACCTCTGCATTGGTAGAACCTTGTGCCAATAATTGACGAACGTGCACCGGACGTGTTGGATCGTACTTGATACCCGGAACGTATTGTGCCGGAATAACTTCACCTGTGAAATTAGCCGCAACGGTCATATCACCTGCCTTGATTTCGAATTTAGCTGAACGGCTTGATCCGTTTACTAAACCTTCTAAACCACCTTTTGTGATGCCATCGATTAACGATTGCTTAAATGATTGTGCATTTGCACCTGTTGCTGTTTTCTTTGCTGCAACCTCTGCTGCATCGATACGGCCGTGGATTTCTGTGAATTTAGCCTCTAAATTCTTGATTTCGGATTTTAATAATTCATCCGCTTTGCCTGTTGCTGATGCAACTGCCTGACCTTCTGCTTTTGCGATTCTCGCATCAATTGCCGAATTTAATTCGTTCAATTGGTTTTTGATTTCTTCTGTCATTTTATTTTGACTTTATTTGATTGTTTAAATATGAAAATATTTCGGAAATATCCACCTGTTTAACTTCCGGCACGGTGACAATTTCTGCCGGCCGTGTGGTAACATCTATAAACAATGATTTCAATTTCATCAACTCACCCTCAATTGCGTACCCTAATTCATCAGATACGTTTTCTTTCTTGATCATCTTTGCCAATACATCGAAACGTTTTGCCAATAATTCTTGATCAATTTCACCCTTTGCATCGGTAATCAATGCCATTGGATTTGCTGCCAATGTAACGCATGAAATTTCGTACAATTTTACTTCCTTTAATTCACGCACACCATCGGCACGATATGATTTCACAATTGGCATAATACCTACTGAATTTTCAGTAATCACACCATTTTTCATCAACAACAAAATGTCTTCACCCATTCGTGTTTTTGGAACCTCAGCCACGAAATAAAGGCCGGTGCCATCCTCACGTAATTCCGTGAATTTACCTAATGGCTGATCAATTCTGTGTTGATTGCAATATCTAACACGTGAACCGTTTTCCTTTAACGTTTTGCTGTATGCTCCGGCCAATATGATGTCATTATCTGAATCAATATTACCGAAAATTGAACCATAGCCGGAAACGATGCCGTTTGCCTCATCTATATCCTCAATCCCAATCGATGTTTGTTTGTAAATCATAACCTATCTTTTGCCCAAAATTAGTCAAATTGCTAATTAGAAAACCTATTGTAAAAATTAATTTTAACCACCTAAATTTTCACCCTCAATGATTACACCTGTGGCCCCTGTGATTATTTCAGCACTATTGATTGCATCAACAATGGTTGCCTGTGCAATACCAAATCCTAAATCTGTAATTGGTGCCCCAATTGTGTTTGCACCTGCCTTTGGCAATACAATCATTGAACAACGGCAATTAATCACATTGCTTGCCGATCCATTAGGATCACCCGGTCTTTGCAATGATTCGCCACCAACCGAAAATTTGCTATTGAATGGAACAACCTGATTGTTTGCTGCCTGATGTGCCGGCCTTACTCTTGCATCATATCCCGATTTCCAAGTTTTCGTCATATCTGAACCCGGAAACAGATTCAATGCTGCCTGCTCTGTTGCATAATTGGCTGCATTTGTTGCCTCAGTCCGCACAATTCTGCGTGCCTGATAATCAGCCAACCCATTAAATTTTTGTCGCAACATTTTGGCCTGAACCTTTTCCCCGGCTGACATAAATATCGGATCCGACATGAATTGTCGCAAAGTATTTGTCAATGTAGCCTGTGCCGTTGATGATACCATTGTCACCCTTTGGCCTGCCACCTGATTCCCCATGAACGCAAATGCGTTGGCCCAAATGGATTGCATATTACCTGCATCGGCTTTTGGCAAATACTTTTCAACATTCCGTGAATACCAATTTGCAAATTGTAAACCGATTTTGGAATACATCCCCTCATACATTTGAATGTATTTGGCATCCTGAAAAAATCCCTGTGCTGTGGCCTGTGTCATCTGCCCTACCTTTAAATAAAGGTCAATGGCATCATTATATTCGGCCTTGTAAAACTCTGTGAAATCCTTAATTGATGTGCGTTCCGCTTTGGTCAATTCCTTTTCGAACTCATCCGGCCAATTATCTGTTGATTGTGCCTTTTCCTCTTTCTGTGGATTAAATAGATTGCTACACACCGCCACACGTTGATCAATAGTGCCAAAATCATTGACAATATTAGGATCAACAACACAACGGGCCATGAAATCATTTTGGCTTTCGCCATTATTAGGATTCGGTAACGGCATCTATTTCCTTTATTTTCTTGATTGCCCAATCAACACCCTCAGTTCCTCCCCATAAATTCCAAGCCACATACCCTGCATCTTTCCATGGTGTTTCCTTATATTCATCAGCAACCGTTGCGTTTTGGCGATGGCGATTGAATTGTGCCATTCTGCTCACGATATCACGGCTGATTTCATCACGGTTTGCCAATTGTCTTGCACGTGTCCAACCAATTTCGGTGCCTCCACGAATTTCATCCGGATATTCTTGTTTCCAATCCAACATCTTTTGTGCATTCAATGATGCTTTCTTTGGATAGTCATCGTACATCTCATTTGATTCCGCCTTTGTTGAATACTGAATATTCAATGACTTTGGATTCTCTAATGATGGCAATGATGGATTCTGTGCCATTAAATTAGCCGGGATAAAATAATCATCCATGAATGGATTTTCTGTGTCCATTGCATAATTCATTGCATCACGTTTTTCATTTGGTGTCACCCACCACGCAGAGGCCAATTGATTGACCAATTTGTCAACCTCCTCTTGCATCTCGCTGATGGCTGTGAAATCAAAGTCAATGAAATATTCATCACCTTTGCCGTACTTTGGTGCCAACCAACGATTCAATTCATCACGTATTTTGATCAATTCAGGAATCACCGCATTCTGATACAATGCCTTTTTGGCTTCCTTCATGTTGTTGTATGTCGATGAATCCGTGTTGTTTAACAATTGAACCGGAATATTGTAGATATTACATAAATCCTTAATGGTGCCATTGTATTGCTCAATCAATGACAAATCTGATGCATTCAAACCAAAATTCACCCATGATAAATCCTTTGATGAAATTATCACATCACCTGCATTGGATGAACCTTGATATGATTTTCTAAATTTATCCTTCAATGCCTGACCTTGTACCTCAGTCAAATTACCATCCTTTGAAATCAACATACCACGTGATGTTTGATTCTGCAAATATTTTAATCCGGTGGTTACGGCTTCGTTGTTGGCCGATAAAACACGTAGGCCGGCACGCAAAGGTGATTGGCCATACAGGTTTGAACCGCTGCTATCGTAATCCGGATTAAAATCTTTAATGTGGCAAATCAATTCGGGTGCCACCTCAATCATTGAATTATATTGAATTTTGTATCCTGCCACCGGCTGCATCACACCGCCTGAAACAATCTCAACTAACTGCGATGGCAATGAATATAATTCTGTGAATTTTCCTTGATTTGGCCCTGAATCAGGCCCGATGCCGTAGATGTAACGATTGCCGGTAAGTTTACCAAATGCAACTAATTCACCCAACCATGCCGAAAACGATTGCTCCGGGTTTGGTCGCTTCAATAGTGCCTCTAATTCTGAATCCTTAACTTCTTCAAATGCTCTTTTGCGTAATATGTTGGCTTTGTACATTGCATTACCATCCATCACACCTGATGTCATTGCCTTATATTGCTTTGCTGATCCCTCATTTGTAACCCTGTAAACGGTCATCGGGATCGTTGTTGCTGACTTAACAATCAGGTTAATAATGGAATAAATCGTTGCATTGCGTTGGTATCCATCACGAATGTATGTGACATCATTGTCCTCATTCATTATGATGTTAGTCCCTAGCCACGTATAAACCAATTTGTTGTATGCCGGATTTGTTCCTGTGGTCAATGCTTTGGCAATGGTCTGCCGGAATGTATCAATCAATGATGCCATCTGTATTGCTTTTTTTTCTCAAAAATAACGAATTAAACCACAAAAAAATCAGAACGATTTTTGTATTTGGTATAAACCCCATATCTAACCGCGTCACAGATGTGATTATGCTTGTCGATTGGTTTATTTATAATCGTTCCATCCTTTAATTGCTCCCAAAAATAAAACTGAAATTCATTGTGCAAATTATGTGATTCAATTGAACAATAAACATCATGTTCCTTTATTAGACTAATACCTGCCTTGATTGATCCTTCGCCTTTGATTGCAGGAATGGCCAAAATATCCATCTGCCTTAATTCTTCAATTGATTTTGGTTCCGCTGAATCACAATAGAAAATTCTGTCATTTAACTTTTTTTCTTTTATAAAATCAGCAATGTCCCGGTTAGTCATGCCCTTTTTGTACATGATTTCATGGATGTACAATTTATCACTTACTTTTGCCAACTGCACAATGGCCGTTGGATCGTGACTGAATCCAAAATCAAGCCCGTAAAACACATCATCAAATTCAGGGAAATCAGCCTTTGGAATGAATTGCCAATTAGGGAATATTTGGCGATCACTAAACACGGCACGTTTCCCCTCACCATACACCCTCCAATAATCCGGATCTTTGGCTTTTAATCTTTCAATTTCATTGACTAATTCATCCGGCAAAAACTTATTATCCAAATATGTTGTGATCCATGTGTCACAATCATCACGTGTGATGACCTCATCATAAATCCAATGCACCGGATCGGATGGATTAAAATCGCAAATCATCTCATCCGTTGTCCGCATTAGCAATTGCCGGAAATCCTCATGATCTAATTCATTGACCTCGTTGCAATAGCAAATATTTCGTTTCCGGCCCCTGATCTTTTGTGGTTCATCAACTGATAAAAATTCCACAACGTGACCGCCAAACGTGTATGTGTTTTCCGATTTGTTGTGTTGGCCCACATACAGGATGCCCAAATTATCAAGAATTTCAAGAAAATCACGTTGTACTGATCCTTTCAATGCCGGCAATGTTTTCCGCACAATTGAAATCACCAATGGTTTTGGCGATGATGTCATTTTATAAATTAGGTATTGACACAGGGCATAAGTCTTCCCCGAGCGGGTGCCGCCCTGATGAACTTTGATCCTTTTATTGCTGTTTAATGTCTGATAAAACTGAATGTTGCATTTCTGCTCTATTCGTTTTCTATTTGTGCCGGTGCCCATTCTATTATGGCAGATTCAATGCCGGTTTCATGTACAACCTCTGTGCGTTCTACGTATCCACGTTTTTTGCCTTTGGTCTTTAAATAAAATATTGTTGCTGTTGTGTTGCCATCTTTGATTTGCCTGTGCAACTGCGATTCGGCAAAATCCAATGTCATGTCGGCCAATGCCTCCACCGCTTCACGATATTCCGGATCCTTTTGCATCCACTCATAATGCACCGATCTAGGGATGTCCGTTGCCTTTGATGCTGTGGTCACAATGCCCAATGATTTTTCAAGGGCATCCAACATCCGTTTTTTATTCAACTTTGTCACACGTGCATTCACCGCCATATTCTATTTTTTTAATCTGCAATTTAAACCATTTTCAATAAAATGATTGTATGCCATTTGTCTTTGTTCCTCAGTTTCAAAAACAACCTCAATCAAAAATTGATCTTTTGGATCGGCCGTTGGATCAACAGGCAATTCAAATCCCAATTCCTTATAAACCGGCAAATCAACCCCCCATTCAGTCAAATCATCCATCTCCCATTGATTGGCTAACATATCCCAATCAAATTCTCCGAATCCCACATTATCCACGATAATAAACCGTTTCTGTTGTTCGGCTGTCAATGCTGATGCCTTGATTATTGGCACTCGTTTCAATCCGGCTTCAATGCAGGCACGTAAACGCATATTGCCACCTAATACAATCATATTGTCATCAACAACGATGGGCCGTAATTGTAACATCTCAGGGAACTCCCTAATTGATTGCACCAATTTTTTGAATTTGTCATCCTTAATCAATCGGGGATTGTTTGGATGCGGAATTACTAATTTGATATTTACTTCCTCAATCATTTGTTTATCATTTTTGGCCAATTTTGATTGACAAAATGGTTTGTTGTTCAAATATTAACAATAAAATTTGCCGTCTTTCCGTGCTGTCAGCATTCTATTTTGAAAAAAGGTAGTTAGTGTGCTTATCCCTTATAGTCAGAACAGGATTATTTTAACCTGTTTTTTTCATCAAATATCAATTTGATCATTACTAATATGAACACGCATTCAATGCCACCAATCCACCATGCCATAGTAACCAAATGATTCTGATTCATTACCCTTTAAATTTAGAAAGTTCCCGATTAATATACCACAAAGACTTTTCTAAGTCCTGTTTTTTATTACTCTTCTTTTCGGCCCTTAAAATATATTTGATTGCGTTTCCTAAATTGAAACCTAATTCGAATGATTCGATCACATCAATTGCCTCAATGCCTCCATCAGATTGGTAATGTTGCGGAGAATGAACCATTTCACGGCTGTCATTTTTCATATTTTATTGATTAGGAATATTTGTGCTTTTGTTTCAGGCAGTTATTCATCACCCAACTGCGATGTAAATTTAATTAATCTTTCCATAGGTTTGACATTGGTTTTTCCCAACAATCAATCCCATAAGATTTCAACAAAATATTTAATTGTGTATTCAATGAATCTTTTTTAATCTGATCCAATGTGTCGATATTCATGCCTAAAATAAAGAATGACTCCATTGCCGTGCACGCATTTTGGAACGTATCCAACGCATCAGGCAATTCCGGATCGTCGTTTCTGTTTGGTGGGAACAATATGGCCATTGTTTTTTCCAACTCCCTGACCATTTGTTTTGTGACCATCTTTACCGCCTGCTTGTTTGCCGGATGGCCGTGCCACGATCCATCAATAAAATCCAACATATTTTGGCACAATGCGAAAAATGTCAATAATCTGATTTTGTCTTTTGTCGTTTTCATCGGTTAAAATAGTGTTAATTGGTCTGTATGTTGCTTAAATCGTTTCTCGCTTGCTTTAAAATAATCTTCATCTAATTCAAAACCCGTAAATTCAAATCCAAGATCATAAGCGGCAATTCTTGAACTTCCTGATCCCAAGTGAGTATCTAAAATTTTGTCCCCTTGTTTTGCATAATTAGTCAAAATCCATTTATAAAGTTTTTCTGGCTTTTGTGTAGGATGTATTTTATCAATTTGATTGTGCTTATGTATAGAGTAAGTAAATAGTTTTGCAGGCTTTTTTAATCCCATTGAAACCCAAGCATATTCCAATGTTGCAAAATTAGGCATTGCTTGTTCTTTATTCCAACAAAGAAAATATTCACTCGGAGGAAGAATAAAATTATTAGCTCCCCAAATTATTTGGTTTTTACTAACCCTAAATAACTCTTTAAAGTAATTCTCATCAGGTTTAGTATTATTAAATGACGCTGATTTTAAAAATTTATTTGCAAATACATCTTTTGTATTAATATCATTGTTTTCCTTTACTTTTTTAAACCTTTCTATTCCATAAGGTGGATCAACAATCGCTAATTCAAAGTAATTGTCAGGATATTGTTTCATCCCTTCAATACAATCTATATTAAATACTTCTGATTTTGTAGTTTTCATCGGTTTGTTTTTTTGTTAATACCGGCCCTTTATTGCCTTGTATTTTTATCGGTTTTGAATATCTAACAAATCTTTCGGGAATTTGTATGGATCAATGCACAAATCAATTTTAATGATTTTATGAAATATCATGATTTCCTGTATATCCTCAATTATTTCTAATGCTTCTTCACGTGTGATGCCATTGGAACATTTTACGTCACCATGCACAAATATGTGTTCATCGCTGTATGTCATTGTAAAACATTTTAAGGTTTCGAACACGATTATAAACAACACGTTTTTCTCTTTCTGATCCGTGTGTAAGCCGGGCCACACACGTTTCCAAGAATAATTTTGGATTTTGGATTAATTCCCACGCATTTACCCTGATTGGTTCCGTGCTAAAATCAGGATCTGCAATTCTTTCATTGGCCCAATCAATGGCCTTTTGGCGATTTATGTTCATAGGTTTATTGTTTTACTTTAATTACATAATGAATTGATTCAGGTTTGTGGCTATTCCCATAGCTATGATACATAATGTATGAATTTATAATCTTTACATTGTATTTATTAACGGCATCGATAAATTCTTCATGCCTTTTAATTCCACCTGTACCTGTATGAAATGAAACGTGCCTAATTTCATATTTTGGGAATAACCTTCTAAATAATTTTTTCATCGTATTGTCATTTAATTTTTCTATAAAATTGCAATCCCCAAAATAACCACGAAAACGATAATGATCCTTTATTGTATTCACCATCATTATAATACCATGTGATTGCAGGCAAAAATTCAAATATTCGTCTGTGTTTTAAAAATTCTATTCTCATCGTATTGTCATTTGATTTTCAAGTTTTCCATCTGTGTATCCTTCCCGGTATGCGGCCATAATTTTATCCTGTTCGATAAATTTCTGCGATTCGTAATATTTTAATTTCTCAATCAATTCATCCAATGATCGCACAATTATGTATTCATATCCGCAATCCCTTGCTTTCTGCTCGAAAACCTTTTGATTTGGTTGCTGTGAATTGCCCTTGATTTTAACCTCCACAAATAGGCCGTGAAAGGTTGAATTTGGCAAAAGGATCAACATATCAGCAACACC